ATATCTCAGCTTTCTCCGACCCGATTGTCGAGGCCGTTTACGAGCACTACGAAAAGCGCAACGATTTCGAGGAACCCCGCGGCTACCTGGGCGGCTCGATCATTGGCAAAGAGTGCAAGCGGGCAATCTGGTACGACTTCAGGATGGCCACGCGCAAGCGGTTCTCCGGCCGGATGATGCGTTTGTTTGAAACCGGGCACCTTGCCGAAGCGCGGTTCATAAAGAACCTGCGCGATATCGGGTGCCAAGTGTGGGACTGCGACCCGGCTACCGGCAAACAGTTTTCGTACAAGGACGTGTTTGGGCATATGTCCGGGCATTTGGACGGGGTGGCAAAGTACGTCCCAACCGGGGGCAAGACCCCTCACCTGCTTGAGTTTAAGACGCACTCGGCCAAATCATTCAAAGAACTCAAGGAGAAGGGCGTCAAGGTCGCAAAGCCGCAGCACTACGCGCAAATGATCGTGTATTGCGGGTGGGCCAACCTCACCCGCGCGCTGTATATGGCCGTTGACAAGGACACAGACGAGCTGTACACGGAGCGGTTGCACTTTGACCCTGTGGTCTTTCATCAATTGATTGCCAAGGGCGAGGAAGTCATTTTTTCTGAGAAGCCCCCGGCCAAGATCAGCGAAGATCCGAAGTTTTTCGTGTGCAACATGTGCGACCACAAGGACGTGTGCCATAACCACAAGGTTCCGGCCATGTCGTGCCGCACTTGCGTCCACGCAACGCCCGAGCGCACCGGCGAAGCCCGCTGGTCCTGCGCCAAGGATGCCGACAAGAACATCAGTTCAATACCGATCCACGTTCAGCGCGTGGGGTGCAAGCACCACCTGCCCCTACCGTTTCTGCTGACCTACGCCGAGCCCATCGACGCCGGCCAGGACTGGATTGAGTTCAAGCGCAAGGACACCGGCGCCACGTTCATCGTGCTGGCCAGTGCGGCCGAGCACCCCAGCCACAAGCCGCCTGGGTTCATTTACCACAGCAATGAAATCAGCGCAGCGACCGATCACAAAGCTATCTGCAACCAAGAGATTGAGACTTTTCGTACCACCTTTGGCGCCGCCATTATTTCTTAAAGAGCCACCGACGATGAACACTTACGAAGAAATTGAGCAAGCAGTGATTGATTGGGCCAAGGCCCGCCGGATCATCCCCAACGCAACACCGACCAGCCAACTTATGAAGGCGTTTGAGGAAATGGGGGAGCTTGCCGCCGGCGAGGCCCGCAACCAAATGCCCAAGATCGAGGACTCGGTGGGCGACGTTATGGTCTGCCTCATCAATTACTGCGCGCTGCGCAACATCCGATTGGTTGAGTGCCTGCGCAACGCCTACGACGAAATCAAGGAGCGCAAGGGCACGCTGATGCCGAACGGCATTTTTGTGAAAGAAGGTGCTTGATGGGCGGCGCAGTTTGCAAAGGAGGGCGCCGTGGTTGAGCTGCGCCCTTACCAAGCCGAAGCCATAAATGCGCTGTATTCGTACTTCAGCAACATGAGCGGCAATCCCCTTGTCGTTTTGCCCACCGGTGCCGGCAAGTCACTGACGATGGCCGCGTTTATCCGGCAAGCGATTGAGCAGTACCCGAGCACGCGAATCGTTTTACTGACGCACGTGAAGGAGCTGATCGAGCAAGACGCCAAGGCCATCATCCGCTACTGGCCACAAGCCCCGGTCGGCATCTGGTCGGCTGGCGTCGGCCAAAAGCGCAAGGATCAAATCACAGTGGCAGGGATTCAGTCCGTGCATAGGATGCCAACCAAGTTCGGCGGAACCGATTTGGTCATTGTTGACGAGGCTCATTTGGTGCCACGAAACGCGGACACCATGTATGGGCGCTTCCTGGCCGGGCTGAAACACCATAACCCGCACATGAAGGTGATTGGCCTGACCGCCACCCACTACCGAATGGATTCTGGGCTACTGACCGAGGGCGAGAACAGGATATTCACCGACGTGGCCTACGAGGCTCATGTGGGCGACCTGATCCGCCAGGGGTACTTGTGCCCCTTGGTGGCCAAGAACGGCGCAACCAAGGCCGATCTAAGCAACGTGCATATCCGAGGCGGTGAGTTTGTTGCCGGGGAATTGCAGACCGCGATGGACAAGGAGGAATTGATTAACGGCGCGCTGCACGAGATTGACTATTACGCCCATGACCGCAAGCACATCCTTGGGTTCTGTAGCGGCATTGAGCACGCGCAACACTGCGCCGAGGCAGCCCGTGCCCGCGGTTGGACTGCCGACTATGTGAGCGGGGACATGGACGCCTCCACACGCGACCGCGTGATTGGTGACTTTGTGGCCGGGCGGATACGGTTTTTGTTTAACGCCATGCTGCTTACGACCGGCTTTGACTTCCCGAGCATTGATTGCATCGTGATGCTGCGGCCCACCAAGTCTGTCGGGCTGTACTGCCAGATACTTGGCCGCGGCCTGCGCATGGATGGCGTCAAGCAAAACACTCTGGTCCTGGACTTTGCCGGCAACGTCGAACGCCATGGGCCAATCGACCAGATCCGGGTGAAGTCAAAGCGCCCCAAGGGTGACGACGCAATATCGGTTGCGCCGGTGAAGGAGTGCCCATCGTGTCATGAGCTGGTTCACACGTCGGTGATGTTGTGCCCTGGGTGTGGCCACGTTTGGGAGGCTAAGCCAGCGCACGGGACCGTCGCCGCCGATGCGGTGATCGTTGCCGCCTTGGAAGTGCCAAAAGAGTACGCGGTGACGGACGTTCAATACCGAGAGCATCGCAAGTTTGGCAGCCCGCCATCGGTCCGGGTTACTTACGAGTGCGGTATTGCGTTCTTTGATGAATGGTTGCCTATCGAGAACGAAAAAGCGCGCAAGCACGCGGTGACTTGGTGCTGGAAGCGTGGAGTCAAATGCCCGAACACCGTTCAAGAGTTCTTGGACATGGCCGCGAGCAAGAAAATCCCCGCGCCTACCAGTATTACCGTTAAGCCCGAGGGCAAGTTTTGGAAAGTGACCGGCGCTAAGTTTGATTGGAACAAGGAGGGGGTGGCATGAATCCGCAAGAGGGCAGCACACGGGCCGATATCGTGGCGCACATCGACCGGCTGAAAGCCGATGCGTTGTTTTTCTCCAACCTGATCGCCCATGGCTGCGGGAACTGCCGGCACTATGCGGGGAGGGGATGCAGCCTTGCGGGCTACATTGAGCCCCCGCCGGAAGTGAAGGCCGCCGGGTGCCCGTCCTGGGCCTGGGATGGCGTGCCTTTCTAAGCAAAATTAGGAACCGAACGAATGAGCGAAAACTTAAATTTATTGGCGTACAGCGCTAAGCCCGGCGCGGTGTACTGGCGTGATCCAGCGCAGTACGCACCGCCTGTTGGCCGAAAGCTGCTGCTACTGACAGACGGTGGCGTGGCGGTAATTGGGCTGTGGACCAAGGACGGCGGGTTTCAGGCGTGGAGCCCTTTACCCAAGAGGATCAAATAGATACTTTTAAACACGATAAATTAACTAAGGAAAAACCATGGAATCACAAATGAACACCGTCACGATTAACGGAATTGAATATGTCCAGGCCGATCAATATCAGAAGCCAATTGAGGGGTCGCGTGCTGTGGTGGTTGTAGATAAAGGATGGATTTTTGCTGGCGATGTAACCCGTGAAAATGGACGCATCAAGTTAACCCGGGCAGTACATGTGGTTAAGTGGACATCTATTGGATTTGATGGGGTGATTGGAGATCCTAAATCACCAAACTTAACACTTAAGTTAATTCCCAACGGGGTTGATATCCCAGAAGGCGCCGAAGTTTTTTGCGTGCCAGTTTCCGACGATTGGGGGATTTGATGCTTAGACCGATTGGCAACGGAGACGGATACGGATACGGCTACGGCAACGGCAAAGGAGACGGATACGGATACGGATACGGCTACGGCAACGGCAACGGCAACGGCAACGGCAACGGAGACGGCTACGGCTACGGCGACGGCGACGGAGGCGGCTACGGAAACGGATACGGAGACGGATACGGCAACGGCAAAGGAGACGGATACGGATACGGCTACGGATACGGATACGGCAACGGCAACGGCTACGGCAACGGAGACGCC